GTGAGCATACGGTTTATAAATTAGTAGAAATCTTTGACGAAACAGACAAGACGCCTGAGCGAATTATGCAAATGCTAGGTTACCGTTTAGGTGTGTGGGAACTAACAAACTTTAACCTTACTAAGTATGGCAAAGAAGATAGTCCAATGTATGCTGCTAAGGTTATGTTAAAACCAGACAAAATTGGTATCGACTGGCAAGCATTAGGAGAACAGTTAGCAGATAGAGTTGCACCTAAAGAACCGAAGTCAGCTCACAAGGCTCACAGGGAACGTTACTTAGTTATACCGATATTCGATCCACACTTTGATGGTAAAAAAAATTATGATGAAACGTTAGGAAAGATATTCGAACAACTTGAACAAGAATACAAGAGAGTGTTAATCATATCAGGCGGAGATATATTACATACTGACAACTACCAATCAACTACTGCGAGTGGTACTCAACTAGAAACAACAGACATGAATCAAGCGTGGGAAGATGCGTTTGATTTCTTTGACTTGGTTATTGATAAGGCATTAGACCATTCAGAGACGGTAGAGGTTCTATATGTTCCGGGTAATCATGATACAACGGTTGGACAGACATTGTTTAAGGCATTAACAAGATTGTATCAAAGGGAAGATAGATTAACCATTGATGATAGACAAGAGATGTTTAAAGCAACACTACTTGGCAAGAACTTCATAGGAGCAACACATGGAGTGAAAAGGAATAAGAAAGACTATCCAATGTTATTTGCTACACAGTTTAGTCAATTATGGGGAACAGAAGGCGTGCAGACAAGAGAGACATTCGTTGGTCATTTACACCACGAGTGGACAGCAGATATGAATGGATTAGTCATCAGACAAATGCCTACAAGGAACGAGACAGACCAATGGCATAAAGATAATGGATTCGTTGGAAGTCATAAGAGGTTCCAGTTAGTCGAGTATTCAGAGTATGAAACAGAAATGATTCGATACGTTTAACTTTCGAGTAACTGTTGAGTAGTTGTTGAGTAATCGGAGGGTAGGTGGTGACTGAGTGGAGCGATTAATAACAAACGTGTTTTTCTTTCTGTTGGGATATTACTTATTTAAACCTAAAGACAATTAGAAAGGAAGTGATCGCATGTTAGTTCATGCATATCTGTAAGGGAATGATAACAATGGCTAAGGAATGGGCAAAGAGTTTCTACAATTCTAAAGCGTGGCAAGACTGTAGAGAGAGCTATATTCAAACAGTGGACGGGTTGTGTGAGCGATGTTTAAAGAAAAAAGAGTATGTGCCGGGTTACATTGTACATCATATTGAATGGTTAACACCAAACAACATCAATGATCCAATGGTAACACTGAACCACGATAACTTGGAGTATTTATGTAAGTCATGTCATAACCAAGAACATTTTAGTACACAAGAGTCTGTACGTGACGATGTGATGTTTGATAGTGAGGGGAACTTGGTGGAGGTATAGCCCCCATTAAAATAATAAATCTAGGGTGCTATGGTACCGGTGCTGGAGTTTTCTTTAACGCACGGGGTGTTTTCGCATAACCCCCACCCCTAAAAATTAAAGCAAAGTAGGTGAAGATATGAGTAGAAAGAAGAAAGTAAGTAAAGAAACCTTGGTTAATCGGGAAATCAACAGACTTACGAATTTATTCAAGGACATAGACGCGAACAAGCGGTTAACAGCTAAAGGTTTGATTGAAGAGGCTTCATTCATGAAGGCTACACTTCAAGAATTGAAAGAGATGATTGATGAGCAGGGTCCGATTGATGATATGCCTCAGGGTGAATACTCAATCTTGCGTGAACATCCTGCTTTGAAATCGTACAACACAATGGTACAGAGATATACAAATATTATTAATCAATTAACCAGTTTGCATCCTAAAGAAGAAATAAAAAAAGAAGTGGATGATGGTTTTGATAGTTTTGTATTAAAACGTGATGCGATGTGATAGTTGAATACCATAATAAACTTCAAAGTGGGGAAATCATAACATCATATAAAGTAAAACGCACTTACCAACATATCGTTGAGGACATTATTAATAACGAGCAGTCACAATGGGAATATGACCCTGACAGGGCGAAACATGCAATAGATTTTATAGAAGTGTTTACCAAACATTCAAAAGGTGCAATGGGCGGGCAACCGTTCATTCTTGAATTGTGGCAAAAGGCTTTAGTGTCCGCCATGTTTGGTATCGTAGATAAAATTGACGGCACCAGAAAATATCAAGAAACTGTTTTGATTGTTGGACGTAAGAATGGTAAATCAACTTTAGCAAGTGCAATTGGTTTATACCTGATGATAGCAGATGGAGAATTAGGACCTGAAGTGGTAAGTGTAGCTACTAAAAAAGATCAAGCAAAAATTATCTGGTTAGAGGCCAAGAAGATGGTTCAGAAATCACCTGCTCTAAGGAAGAGAATTAAGACGTTAGTTTCCGAAATGAACTCTCCTATGAATGACAGTGTATTTAAACCACTAGGGCGAGATTCAGATACCTTGGACGGTTTGAACGTACATGCAGGGCTGTTTGATGAAGTACACGCGTGGAAAGACCAAAACTTGTATGACGTAATCGTGGATGGTACCTCGTCACGAGATCAACCAATGATTTTTACAACTTCTACGGCGGGCGTTGTCCGAGAGTCTGTATTTGACCGCTTGTATGACGAGTGTGAATTGACAATCAATGGTTACTCAGACCCAGACGGATACACGAACGAACGCTTGTTACCGGTTATTTACGAGCTGGACGAGCGCAAAGAGTGGACAAAAGAAGATGCCTGGATAAAAGCTAATCCTGGTTTAGGGACGATTAAGAAATTAGACAACTTAAAATCTAAGGTTGATAAAGCGAAAGTTAATCCTTTATTAGTTAAAAACCTAGTATGTAAAGACTTCAACATTCGAGAGACAAACGGAGAAGCTTGGTTAACGTTCGACCAATTGAACAATCAAGAAAAATTTGATATCGAAGAATTAAAACCGAGGTACGGAATAGGCGGTGTGGACTTGGCTTCCACAACTGACTTAACTGCTGCAACGGTTATTTTTATGCTTCCTAATGACGACAAAATATACGTTGAACAAATGTACTGGTTGCCCGAGGATTTACTTGAAAAACGAGTTGTAGAAGATAGAGTTCCTTATGATCAATGGAAAGATTTAGGCTTGCTAAGGACGACTCCAGGTAACAAAGTGCATTATAAATTTGTTGTCGATTGGTTTGTTGAAATGCAAAACGAAAAAGACATTTACATTCCGTGGATTGGCTATGATAGTTGGTCAGCCACTTATTTTGTAGAAGAAATGAAAAACTACTTTGGCGAACAGGCGATGGAGCCGGTTATTCAAGGCAAAAAAACATTATCTAGTCCAATGAAGTCGCTAGGCGCTGATTTAGAGAGTAAACGAATCGTCTACAATAATAACCCTATTCTAAAATGGAACTTAACAAACGTTGCAGTAGACGTTGACAAGAACAATAACATTCAACCAATGAAAACAAACAACCAAAAGAAACGAATTGATGGTTTTGCAAGTTTGTTGGATGCGTATGTAGTGCTTGAAAGACGTATGGAAGATTACATGAACATAATTTAAAGGACGGTGATATTTTGGGAATTCTAGACAAACTGTTTCCAAACAGAAAACAACAAGAAAATAAAGAACTTATGGAGGGATACTTTAAAACTCTGAGTGCATATACTCCGTCCTTTACTACTTACAACGGCGGAATTTACGAGATGGAGTTAACAAGGGCGGCCATTAATGCAAAGGCAACGGCAATCAGCAAGTTAAAGCCAGAATTTACAGGCGGTGCATATTCAAGTTTAGCTAAAAGATTGAAATTTAAACCTAATCCATACATGGACACGACAAAGTTTTTATATCGTTTAGCAACTATTTTATCGGTAAACACGACTGCATTTATCATTCCACTATATGGGGAAGATATGAGAACTATTGTTGGCTACTATCCCTTGCTCCCACAAAATACGGAAGTGATTGAAGTCCGTGGTGACCCTTGGTTGAGATATACATTTGCAAATGGGCAAAAGGCAGCAATTGAACTTGAATCAGTTGGAATATTGACAAACTATCAATTTGAAAATGATTTCTTCGGAGATGGCCATGAACCTTTAATGCCCACACTTCAATTAATGGACATTCAAAAACAAGGTATGCAAGAGGCGGTAAAACAATCAGCAAACATACGATTCATGGCTAAGCTAGGTCAGACGGTGCGCCCAGATGACTTAGAGAGAGAGCAGAAGATGTTTTCTAAACAAAATTTGAGCGTAGACAATCAATCTGGAGTCATGATGTTTGACGCTAAATATTCAGACGTTAAACAAATTGAGAGTAAACCTTTTGTCATAGACGATAAGCAGACCGAACAAATTAAACAAAACGTATTTAATTATTTTGGAATAAACGAAGATATTTTACAAAACAAGTTTAGTGAAGATACATGGAATGCATTTTATGAGGGCTCTATTGAGCCATTCGCTATTCAGCTTGGATTGGTAATGACAAATATGACATTCACTGATAAAGAGATTGCGCATGGCAATCAAATCATGTGGACCGCTAACCGATTGCAATATGCAAGTAACAAAACGAAGTTAGAAATGTCTACACAACTTCTTGATAGAGGTGTTTTAACTATTAACCAAGTTAATGAAATATGGAATTTGCCACCAGTTGAAGATGGCGACAAACGCTTCATCAGACGTGAGTATGTGGATGTTGAAAATCTAGACAAAGAAATGGAAGGGGATGAACCTATTGCCGATAGTGAAGACGAGAGAATACCGAAATCTGACACTACTGGAACCGACAACGGAACCGAGCAAGAGGATTGATAGTGATTATTATGTAGAAGGTTACGCAACAAGATTTGAACCGTATGAACTTTATGAGTTTGACGGTGTTAAATACTATGAACGAATTGATAAGAATGCTTTTGAAGGCGCAGATATGAGTGACATCATCATGCAGTACGATCATCAAGGACGTGTACTTGCTAGGAAGTCGAATGGCTCTTTAATCGTTGAACCAAACGATGAAGGGCTTTTTATATGCGCAGATTTAAGCAAATCAGACGCTTCAAGAAGTTTATTTGAAGATATTGAAACTGAATTAGTTACTCGGATGTCATGGGCTTTCACAGTTGCTGAAGATTCTTATGACCGGGAAACTCGCACCCGAACCATATTGCGAGTTAAAAAAGTTTACGATGTGTCCGCCGTATCAATACCAGCAAACGAGGACACGTTGATTAACGCTAGGTCTTACTTCAACGGAGTGATTGAAGAAGAACAGCAGGAGTTGCTGAAGCGTGAAAAGCAAAAACAATTGCTGGAAATAAAACTTAAATTAATGGAGGAATAAATAAATGAGATTAGAAGAAATAAACAAACGTATGGCTGCTATTGGTGTAGAAATTGAAAAGGAAGATGCAGATTTAGATGCGCTGAATGTAGAAGTGGATGAATTAAAAGAAGAACGTCAAGCAATTCTAGATAAAGCGGAAAAACGAAAAAATTTAATGAGCGAAGTGGCAAACATGAAAGATGTAACAGTCATTGAAAAATACGAAGAAGAAAGAGGGAATTCAAAAGTGGAGCAAACATTTGGAGCAGATTCAAAAGAATATCGTAATGCGTTTTTAAAGAACTTAATTGGAGAAAACTTAACTGAAGTCGAGGAACGTGCGTTTGCACATACAACTGAAAACACTGGGCAAGTAGTACCGACAGAATTACAAAATAAAATCTATTCAACAATGGAAGAAAAGCACCCGTTATTAGCTGATGTCCAAATTTTACGTACCGGTACAGTGTTACAAATTGTTAAACATGTATCTATCGACGAAGGTGACGCTAAACAAGTTGCAGAAGCTGAAGCAAACCAAGACGAGCAAAACACATTTGTTAACGTGTCACTCTCTGGTAAAGACTTTAGTAAGCACGTTGATTTCTCATACCGCTTAGGAAAAATGGCTATTCCGGCATTTGAGAATTACCTAGTAAATGAAATTAGTAATCGTATCGGGTCTGCAATGGCTGATGATATTGTTGCCCAAATTAAGAAAGACGTTAACGCTGATAACAAGGTTGAAACAGGTGGACTATTTGGGTCAAGCCACATGTTAGAAGCGCTAGGAAAATTAAAGCAGACAGGACGAGTATATGTTTACACAAATAACTCTACTCTTTACGGAGACCTTGCAACAATTGAAGGAGATAAAGAAAAGCTGACTTTCTTAAATAACTTACAAGACAATGTTTCTGCACAATTCTTAGGAAAAGCAATTAAAGAGGAAGACGCATTGGCTGATGGCGAAGTGTTGGTATTAGATCCTGAACAATTTATTTATAACGTGGTACAAGACATCATGATTGAGCGTGATAAAGACATTAAGAATCACGTCCACACAATCGCTGGTTTTGCAATTGCTGAGGGTGCATTAACAAACGATAAAGCAGCAGCGATTATTACAGTAACTGAAGGGGCAGAGATTTAATGGCTTTATACAAAGTAAAAAAAGTCCCGTTAAAAGACTTAAGCAAAAACAAACAACTAGAGATTGGCGATGTTATCGAACGCAATGTAAAGGACGTCGAACAATTCGAAAAGAAGTTTGGTAAAGAATATTTAGAACGAGTAGAAGAGACACCTAAAAAGAAAAAGTAGGTGAGTAAATGATAGAGATGACAGATGAAGAACTATTGGAACATATCAAAGCAGTCAATCGTATCACGACTGATGATGTGGGAATAGTTAGTGAGCTAGAAGAATTAATTGAATCAGCAAAAATGGATTTGTCTATGTCGAGTGTTCGGGGAGACGTTTTAGTTTCTCCGTATGATCCGATTATCGTTCGTGCAATTAGTCTTTATACAAAAGCTAATTTTGGTTTTGATAACCCAGACAGCGAAAGACTGATGAACAGCTATCGTTCACTTGAAGTCCACTTAGCGATATCTAGTGAATATGGTGGTGGTAAGAGTGAGACATAAAGAGGTTATCTACTTAATTAGTTTCACTCAATCACAAGATGATATGGGAAATGTAATTAATGAAGAAACAGAACGCAAAGTATATGCGAATGAATTTGCTGTTAGTAGTTCAGAATTTTACAGTGCTGGAGTATCTGACTTAAAACCTTCAAAAAGCTTTAGGTTGCATACTTTTGAATATAATGGTGAAGAAGTTTTAAAGCACGAGAATACGCGGTATAAAGTCATTAGAACGTCCATAGTAGGCGATAACACTACATTGATATGCGAGGTGCAGTCTGGTGGTTAAACGTATTAAAGCAAGTCAGTTAGATAAAGAACTTCAAGACATGTTAAGCACCTATGTTACTGATTTTTCACGCGGTTTAGAAAAGGTAAAAAAGCAAGAGGCCAGAGAAACAATTAAAGAAGTAAGGGCAAACGTTGCTAGTCAAGGACTAATAAAGACGGGTGCCTACCAAAAAGGATGGGGTTACTCTACTCAGGGTAGCTCTATTTTTATTAGGAATCGAAACAGGTATCAATTAACACATTTACTCGAGAAGGGGCATGCAAAGCGTGGTGGTGGACGTGTGAGGGCTTATCCACATATAGCGCCTGCTGAGAAGAACATGATTGAGCGGTACACGAAAAAAGTAGAAAGGTTGGCGAAAGATGAAGTTTAACGAAGTATTTGGCCTGTTAAAACAATTGAATATTCCAGTTGCATACGATCATTTCGATTCGCCACCATCTATTCCGTTTATCACTTATTCAGATAGTGGTTCAAATCACGTATATGCAGACAATAGTGTATATAAGAAACAACTCTATGTGGAAGTTGAATTATACACAGATAAGAAAGATTTAAGTATAGAAGATCAGTTAGAAGATTTATTGGATGAACGAGAAATTGTTTATTCAAGCTATCCAACTATTTGGATTGATAGCGAAAAGTTATACCAAAAAATATATGAAATTGGAGTTGAAAATTAAATGGCAGATAACAAAGTAAAATTTGGTTTAGAAAAAGTACACGTTGCCTTTTTTGACGAAGAATTGGGAACGTTCGAAGAGCCACAACACATACCAG